CCCAAGGTTGAAGAGGCAATTGTTGAAGATTTCGAGCGTGTTAGCCCGTATGACATCTTCCCATCGCCAAATGCTACCACTTGCCAAGACGGATACATCATTCAACGTCATCAATTAACCCGTGGTGACTTGGATTCTATGCGCTCAGCGCCTCAATTCGATAAAGAAGCAATTGAACAGGCGCTATATGACTACGGTAATCGCGGTATCCGCGAGATGATCCAGTCAGATTCTGAAAGAAATCTCCTACAAGGGCGCAATAACTCGCTGTCTGGCACCGATGTGATAGAGGCAATTGAGTTTTGGGGTCCTGTTTCTGGTCGTATGCTCGAAGAATGGGGCATGGATGGCTTGGATGAGTACAAAGAGTACGAAGTAAACGTGTGGATCTGTGGCGAACATATTCTAAAAGCTGCACTAAACGTCGATCCTTTGACGCGCCGTCCATACTCAAAGGCAAGCTGGGAGGCGATTCCTGGCGCGTTCTGGGGTTTAGGCTTACCAGAGATGATGCGAGACGTGCAAAGCGTTTGTAACGCAGCAGCTCGCGCCCTAGCTAACAATATGGGCATTGCTTCCGGTCCTCAGGTAGAGGTGTCAGTAGACCGACTGCCAGATGGAGAAGATTTGACACAAATGTATCCATGGAAGATATGGCAGACAACTTCTGACCGCACAGGTGGTGGTCAACGTGCTGTTAACTTCTTCCAGCCAAATATGAATGCCGACACGTTATTGAATGTGTATCAGTTCTTCCAGAAGGTATCTGATGAAGTGACTGGCGTACCTAACTATGTGTACGGCAGCGCGAATGTATCAGGTGCTGGTCGTACCGCTTCTGGTTTATCGATGCTGATGGAAAACGCGGCTAAAGGCTTGAAGCAAGCAATCCTCAGTCTGGATGGTGCTGTGAGTAACGTAATTCACCGTCTGTACGATCACATAATGATCTATGATCCAGATGACAGCATTAAAGGCGATATGCAGATTGTTCCAGCGGGTGTCGTTGGTACGCTTCTGAAAGAGTCAGTACAGGCTCGTCGTAATGAGTTCTTGCAGATGACAGCTAACCCTGTTGATCTACAAATCATGGGTCCTGCTGGACGCGCTGCGCTTCTTCGTGAGGCGGCTAAGGTGCTGAATATGGATGTTGATCAGCTTGTTCCAGATCCTAAGGATATCAAGGAGCAGCAGAAACAGGCAGAAATGCAGCAACAAGCCATGCTTGAAGAACAAATGATGGCGCAACAAGGCGCTCCAATGGATCAACAACTACCAGTAGAGGGTATGTAAATGGGTAAATTAGCTAACTTAGCTGGCGGTTTTGCTGGCGGCTTTATACAGGGCAAACGCGCAAAGAAAGCAGACGAACGTGCTGAAACTATGGATAAGGCATACGCTACTATCATTGATCAGATGGGTGCAAAAAAATCGTCGCAACCTGTTGAAAATGCAGTGGTTACGGCGGATACTAAGGGCGCAACAAGCACTTCAGATCCAGATGAGGAGTCTGTAGTAAGTGCGTTTAAGGATGGCGGCATGGTCGGCTATTCAGAAGGCGGTACAGTTGGTGAGTTACCAATGGGCTGTCGAATGGCATGGCAACGTCAGAGCTTTAAGAAGAAGCAATGAATTTAGATCAGAAAACTCGGGATGCAATTTATCGTTTGGGCAATGACGATGATTTCCAAGTTTTCCTACAGTATTTAGCAAAGCTGCGTGATGAGCGGCTTGTCGAGCTGGAAGACGCTACGGTAGCGCTCCAGGTCAATAAGTTGCAGGGCTACTGTCAATCACTACGCGACATTGCTAGGTTGTGCGAACGAAAGTAAGCACTTTTTTTAACTACGCCGAGAATACCGGATCGTAGTGAGAGAATACCGTTTGGCTCTCTTGCGTAAGGATCGGCTCACGGAGTTTTAGATGCCCACAAAGCGTAATAGAAACATTGAGAAGCAAGAGCAAATTGCTGATGAGATGTACCAGAAAGTGTACGGGAAAACCGAAGATGCGGCTCCTGTAGAAAGCAACGAAGGTGAGGAATCACTACCTGTTCAAGCAGAATCGGAAGCACCAGCAACCGAAGACGCTCCAGTAGAAGAGGCGCAAGCTGAAGCTGCGGAAAACGTCGAGGAAGTAAAGGCGGAAGAGAAAGCACCGGAACCCAGAAAAGATGACTGGGAGCACAAGTACAAAGTGTTGCAGAACAAATACTCGGCAGAAGTGCCGCGTTATGCAGCTGAGATTCGAGAACTCAAAGCTGAGATCAAGAGTCTTAAAGAGGAAAGTGTTAAACCAGCCCCGACCCCTGAAGCGTTTAGCTCGCTAAGCCCAGAAGAGATCGAGGAATATGGTGAGAAGTTTGTTGATTTTGTGAAGCGCGCAGCCAGAGATGGTGTACCGCAGAGCAGTGATAATGTTAACGAGCTGAAAGAATCCGTAGAACAGATGCGAAAAGAGCAAGATCAGATTGCTCTACGTCGTTTCATTGATGAACTGAATGGTCTCGCTCCACAATGGCGCGATTTGAACGAAGACGAAGGGTTTTTGGACTTTTTACAAGGATTCGACCCTTACAGCGGACAGCCGCGACAAACATTGTTCGATCGTGCTTATGACGAGCGTGATGCTTATCGGATTGCACACTTCTTTAATGATTACCATGGGCAGCAAGAGCAACAGCCTCAAGAGCCAAAACCGAGCCTGGAGCCACAGGTAACGCCGAAAGTAACCGGCAAATCAGCTCCACAAAAAGGCAAGAAGGTTTACAGCACAGCAGAGGTCGCTCGTTTTTACGACGACATGCGACGCGGTAAATATTCATCGGATGAGGCGGCGAGGATTGAGCAAGATATATTCGCTGCACAAGCCGAAGGCAGATTTCGGTAAGCAGCTGACACTTTACGTTTAAGAGGTAAACACAATGTCAGTTTCAGTAACTTCAGGTTATTACACTTCGGGTAGTACCGCAGACGCTTACTCAGGTAAGTTCATTCCAGAAATTTGGTCTGGCAAGCTCCAGGTTAAGTTCTATCAAACCACCGTTTTGTCTGAAATCACCAACAACGATTGGGAAGGTGAGATTAAGGACCAAGGCGATAAAGTAGAGATCCGTACTGTTCCTACTATCACCATTAACAACTACACCAAGGGTGCAACTCTTGCGAATGAAGTTCCTACCAACGAAGTAATCGAATTGAACATCGATAAAGGTAAGTACTTCTCAACTGTTGTTGATGACGTGGATGACGTTCAGTCAGATCTTAAATTGATGGACATCTTCACTAACGATGCTTCACAGCAAATGAAGATCAATATCGATACTGACGTATTGGCGGGCATGGTTGCTGGTGCAGCTTCTGCCAACAAGGGTGATACCGCTGGTGCTATCTCTGGCGACATCGATCTTGGTGATCAGGCTGCTTCAACTCCAGCTTCTGTAAACATCACTAAGACCAACGTGATCGACAAGATCATTGACATGGGTCAGTGTTTGGACGAGCAGAACGCTCCTGAAGATGGTCGTTGGTTGGTTATCCCAGCTTGGATGGCTGCATTGATCAAAACTTCGGATTTGAAAGATGCGTCTATAACTGGTGATTCAGTTACTCCATTGCGTAACGGTCGCCTCGGTATGATCGATCGCTTCACCTTGTATGTATCTAACTTGTTGCCTACCACTACTGGTGCAACTGACGGTACTTCAACTGGTCTGAAAGGTTTCTCAGTATTCGCGGGTACTCGTGACGCTGTAACCTTTGCTTCACAGATCACCAAAATGGAGTCGCTACGCGCTCAAACCACTTTCGGTAACATCGTTCGTGGTCTGAATGTTTACGGCTACAAGGTATTGAAGCCAGAAGCTCTTGTTGAAGGTTTCTTCAGTAAGTAAGCGAGTTTGGGGGAGGGTAATCCTCCCCCTTCTTCATTGGGAGGTGGGGAATGCTTTTGAGGAATAAACGTACTGGATTTGTGTATGCCTACACCAAGGCGCTAGCAACAGATTCTGAGTATGAGATCTGGACCGAAGAAGAGGCAAAAGAGGAGCCTGTCGAAAGTCCGCCGAAGAAGCGCGTTGTTCGCAAGAAAAGGGCTACTAAAAATGGCAACACTGTTCAGCAAGGTGATAAGTGACTCCAGGGTTGATCTTAACGACACTGGTTCTACCCGTTACACTGACGCACAATTGATTGGTTATGCCAACGATGGCGTAAGAGAGATCAAAAAAGCGCGTCCAGACTTGTTTTTTGGTTCCTATTCTTCTGCATTATCGACTTATGTAAGCACCGATAATGTTCCATTTGATGATTTGTATGTTGCGTTTCTGAAGGATTACGTCACTTTCCGCGCTGGCTTGCGTGATGACGAAGAGAATTCAGCGCAACGATCTGTGGCTTTCTTTAATCGATTTAAAGGCGGGTTACAGTCGGCATGAGTACATATAGCGATTTCCTCGATTACGTCATGCCCGATGTTCCAGG